TTCGGTTTCTTCTTCATAATCAAGTTCACCGACTGTTTCTGCTTCTGGTTCTACATCCTCTTCAGATTCAAGTTCATAACCCATCATCGCATTTGCAACCGCAGGCTTGAGTGCATCAACTCTTGCGGCTCCTTTTGCAAATAATTGTTGTTTTATTGAATCACTAATTTCAGATGGAGATTCATCTGCAATAATCAAGTTCATTAATTCATCCATGAGATAAAAATCCTATACCTATGTTTTATTTATATCTCGCCACCTTTGGGAACTCCTGGCGACTCTGGAGCCTCTGTGCTTGTATCATCAATATCTGGTTCGGCTGGAGGTTTTCCAAGATTCCCCTTAGTTGATTGTTCCGCTGCGGCCGCTAACATCATCTCCTGTTCAGTCGGTAAAATGATACCAGCTGCCTTCTCAGCAGCCATTTGTCTATCTTCCATTACTATCTCTTCATCTGTCTGACGTAATATCTTACGACGAATATGATCAACTGAATAGTATTTTCCAATATAAGGATCAGCAGTTGCTAAAAGTCCAAGTCTTTCTTGCATTAACTCTGCTTCTTTAAGTTCAGCAAAATGATTATCATATAAGAAATCATATTGAATATGATCACTCATATATTCCCACTCCTCTGGAGTTATTACATTCTTAAGAATAAGTTGAGTTTTAAGTATGTCATGGAAAAGATTACTAAATCTTTTTCTCATTCTTCCAACAAACTTGGTAAATTTAAGTTCATCTCTCAATATCTCAGATGAACGACCTAAACTAAATCCAGCATTGTCTGCCATGCGAGACTCAGGAACATTCAAAGAACGAAAGAGTTTCTTTTGAAAATATTCTACGTCTGTAAGTTCTCCTAAGTTTTGTCCGCCAGGCAATGTAGATATCTCAGTTCCACGACCACCCTCTCTACGAGGAAGCCAGAAATCTTCCATCATTGACATATATTTCTTATCATCACGAATCTCACCAGTGTTTGCATCGTAAGTTAATTTATTACGATATCTCGCCATGACCTCACGAAGATATTGTTCTGCCTTTGCTTTTGGTAAATTACCAACATCAATATAGAATATTCTTCTTTCTGGAGCTCTTGATAATCTATAAATCACAAGACTATCTTCAATCATACGAAGTTGATTAAGAGCCTTAATTGCTTTTTGTAAGTAAGAAAGAACAGTTTGTTTGTTACGATCAACTAAACCTGATGTGCAATATGCGACTGAATCTTTAGCAAACTTAACAGCGTCTTTCTGTTGACCTGTGACAGCGACAGATCCATATTGATTTTTCTGATATGAATGAGGTGTGTATATAAAATATTCTGATAATCCTTCAAAGTCTGCGTTTAGTGGGTCATTATTAGCGCCTGGATTATTGCCTGGCGTATATTGAATTGCATTTGCACCACCTTTTTTCTTCTGTTCTCTTACATATTTTATTTTAAGTGCATCAATATATCTAAGTTCTTTAATTCCTTCTTCTGGTTTTTGTAAATCTATAACTTTATGATAATATATTCTTCCATCTACATACCAATTACGAAATATCTCATGTGCTTTCTTATCAAAATCCAGCATTTCTTTGATATACTGGAATTCATTACGAATAATATCTTTAATTTTAGGACTTACTTTTAAATTATCAAGATCAATTTGAATTGGTGAGTCATTTTGATCCGCAACTATAGCCTCGCACAATATATCTTCTATCGCAGAATCAACTTCGGGATGAAGTGCCATCTCACGATATCTACGAATTAAATCATATTCTGTTTTAAATACGCCCTCTACATCAAGATATTGACCATAAAACCCAGAAGCCAAATAGTAGTCTGCACCGTCCTCATTATTTTTGGGGACAGGTGAGACTACTGATGGTGACGGTTTCTTATATGAATCATCAATCGAGAAACCAAATAATTGTGCCATTGTATAATTATACCTTTACTGGTATTTATATTATATCCTAAACTATGATATAAATCAACCGCCAGCGCCTGTTTTTTCAGTTAGAAGTGGTCTTCCGTTAAATCCCTTTACTTCATAGAATAAGTAGTTGAATGTTACTTGGAACTCTTCAATTGTATCAGTTGCACCATGATCTAAAGGAATGCTACTAACTACGTTAGGATAAATTCCAGTAAAATCATATGTTCTCAATTCTCTTATTGTATCGCCAGGTTTTTTACCTAGTCTGTCCAACTGAATCACACTAGCTTTGGTTTGATACTCTTCTGGATTTGTTCTACCTTGAGCAGTTTGTAAGTCATTGATAGAATCACTCCATCTTTCCATAACATCTCTGAGTCTAAAATTAGTATCATTGATTATGGTTACTGTCCAAGGATCAAAAGTACGGTCTCCAGCAATAGGAAGAACACGACCTCTAAATGGAACAGGGATATTTCCTATGTTTGAGGCTGGTATTTCAGCAGCCTTAACTAAGAAAGGAATATCATTAATTGTTTCATTCTCATCCGATACAGAGAGATATGTGGGGAAGGCCATTTGAACTTCAAATAGATTAGCTCTTGTACCGCCGCCTTTTAATCTGGATCTAAAATCAGTTATAGATCTTTCATTGTGTTTGATTGCCATTTTTCTGTTTAACTCCTTTTGTTATTTAGATGGACTTAATTAAACTCGACCAGCGACTTCAGAGAAGCTAACTCCTGTTCTTGTCGCAACGAATGTAAGACCGATGAAGTTAATCGAACGAGCTGGCTTGATAAAGATATCAGCCTTAAATTCATTCGCATCAATGACATCAGGTGTGTTGTTTGAATCATCACAAATGACGAGGAAGTCTGTGATACCTCTCTTCGCTTGAACTCCACGAAGGAATGGTTCAACAATGTTACGGAAGTTTGCTCTCGTAATATCATCGTTAAATTCAAAGAGTTGAGTTCTAGCAGCAATCTCAATTCTCGCCTCTAAGTTTAAGAATAAACGACGTACGTTAATTCTATCGAACGCAGATGCAAATGCTAATCCTGTCTTATCACCAAATAAGAGGAATCCGCCGCCAGGTTGGAATATAACTGGGTTGATTCTCTTAACATAAATTGTGTCTCTTTGAACCTTATTTGGGTTGTATGCAAGTTTAACTGTATTCAAGATGTTTCCTCTCTGAGCTCCAGCAGGGGAGAACCAAGGGAACTGTTCTTCAGATGTTCTTGCCATCAATCCAGCAATATCACCATTTAATGGCATAAACTGGAACTTATTGTTGAATCTATCAAACTGATACTTGTAACCAGAATCAAATACTGCGAATGATGATGATGTAATTGCATCATAGAACTGAACAACGTTAGTTGTTTGTGTCTTCGCACTATTAACATTAACAACTGTCTCTCTATTTGGAGAGATAACTGCTAAACAATCCTTTCTCTGTTCTGCAATCGCAATCAATTTGTTTGCTTTTGCTTGTGATTCTGCTTGACTACCTGTGATGCCAGGGCCTTGAAGTAAGAAGTTGATTGCATATTCTGCTTCGTTCTCAAAGATTTCATAACCACCGATTATGTTTCCAAGAGATGTTCCGAAACCACCTTCTGTACTTACACCAGAGTAATCCTTACCACCTTGTAGTTCATAAAGTTTGTTACCTACAAAGTTAAAGTCTACATCTTGTGCATCTTGACTCCAAGTATTTTGAGCTGTGTTTGATGCTGTAAATGCAGTTATGATACCAGATGCAATTGATCCGTTTCCAGTTGCGATTCCAACAAAGATGTTATCTGAGTTTTCTGCGATGAAGTTCTTATAGTAGATTGCGTCTCCAAAAGAGTTCTTTGCATCATCCGCCTTTGATAGGAATGTAAACTTCTCAAGAATTGCACCTTGAGCACCAGTAATTTTTCCAGCATCGTCAATAACTACAATGTGAAGTTCATCATTTGAACTGTTTCTTGCAGCAGCATATCCACTTGTGCCTGGTTTCTCAGCAATCTCTTTCCACTGTAATGCACCATTCTTTAATTGAATGAACTGACTATCATACCAGTCATCAACTTGGAAGATTGTTGCACAAGTTGAAATACCAGCGTCAGGGTTTGCAATAGTTGAACTATTAGATGAGAATAGAACGCCAGGGCCAGGTAATGTATTACTTGTCTTTGTTCCTGTTGTAAATGCAAAGATTCCACTTTCTGTGTAATCTACTGGGAAGATCGTTCCAGCAGCAGAAACACGATTAACAACTTTAACATCAACTGTACTTGCACCAATACCAGTAACAATACCTTGTAGATATCCATCTGCGGTTGATGTTGTGCCAGGGCCAACAATTGTTCCACTAATGGGTTGTGTAACACCCATACCAACACTGATGTTCGCCACTACATGAGGTGTAACATGAAGTTGTTGGTCTGCAGCACCGTCAATAAATGCAACCTTTAATCCGTTTGCATAACTGCCTGGGTTTCTTGCAGCTAATCTATATGTAACAGCATCTTCGTAATTATTTTGATAATCATCGAAAGATTTGATTTTAAGATTTGAAGTTGATCCAATACCTGTTGGATGTGTTGAAGGCATACCTCCAACGTTTGCGTTATTTAATTTGTCACCATCTGCTCTAACGACTCTTAATACACCACCATACTGTAGATAGTTTGATGCGGTGTACCAGTATTCGTAATGTCTATCATTAAGTGATGGTTTTCCAAAAAGATCGATCAAATCTTGCTCATTCTCAATAAGCAAAGGTTCTAGTACAGGGCCTCTTTCAAAGGGGCCTACTATCGCACCTGTCTGATCACTTATGGAGTCAATTCTACCAACCGTAAGGTCAACTTCTCTAACCTTAACGCCTGGAGATACTAAACCTATGCCAGCCATGTTTTTCTCCGAGTTCCACGTTTGTTTTACTAAATTTATTTATAAATTGCTACCTCTTCAAATGGGGAAACATGACGTGAACACTACCAATCAGGATATGTATCTACCAATTTTTTTCTTTTTCTTCTATCAGAGATTCTTTTTATTGAACATCTTTTACACTCATATGCATATGCCGATGGCACATTTCCTCGATCTTTCCTAGTTTTATAGAAATCATTTATCAATTCTTTCGTTTCGCCACATACCTTACATTTCCTCTGTTCAAAGAGTAAATGTTCTAATCCAAACTGGTCTTCAATGTTCATCTGTAGTTCCACATATAATCCATACCACCACCTTTATCACCATACTCATCAGTGTACCAACGGTCTCCATCACCATCTACAAAACTCTCATC